TCTGTTGCTTTTGCTCCAAGGTAGATGTCTTGAAAGTTACCATAAAGTAAAGCAGTCGATACAGCGTATGACTCCGCTGTGTCTTTAGCGAGTGTAGACGATGTCTCTGAAGCTGCTGAAGCTGCCGCTGAAGCTGCTGCCGCTGCCTCTGAAGCCGCTGAAGCTGTCTCTGAAGCCGCTGCGTTTGTAGCCGCCTGCACAGCATTAACTACTGATGGCATATTAGCATCAACCGCTTGGATAGCGGCCATGTTATTAGAGTTGTTAACTACTGCGGCAATATCTGTACCCACTGCGTGAACTGTGAGAATGTTTTGTGATACGATATCAATCGAGTTGATACTACCTAAGTTGGAAATACCTTCATCGGTCTGCACAACGAGAATATCTAGTTTACTACCTGCTGGTACGTCTGTGATATTGACGAACACAATACTGTTATTAACGATATCGAATTTATTACGGTCGTTGATAGTTACATTATCAATATCAATACGAACGTAGTTGTCCCCTTTCATTTGAACGGGGATTTGAAAGACATTTGTACTCCCATCAGGGGAGAATGTGAATCTTGCTGGCGTCTCCACGGGGAGTACCTCCTGTTTTTATACGGTTGGTTTATTAGGTGTATTCGGTTTAGCAGCTAGGGCTGCTTCTAGTGCGTCAACCCTGTTCAGTAGAGCTTTGACGTCTGTTAAATTCTGGATGCCTGAGAGTTCGACTAGCTTATAATCACTCAACTCTTTCTCTACAGCTGTAAGTCGTCTCGTAAGCTCACTGTTTGTGGCTGCTGAGGTCGTTACAACTGGGAGGCTTTGGTGGTGGTGAGGGGCTTTACTGGAAATATCTACGTTACCAGTACGAGAGTTTTCATTAGGCATAGTGCCCTCCTAGATAATTATGATTGTGTAAGAGGCCCCCGAAGGGACCCCTTAATTAGCATTACTTAATTTCTCTTGAAGTCGGTTGGAAGAGACCTTCAAGGACCACAGAAGTTACTGTGAAGTCATTATAGGAATCATCGAAGATTGTGATATCTACGTTACCGATCTTGGAGTTAACATAGAAGTCTCCATCCCTCAGTGAGAGGTTGTGTGATTTGTTATATGTCACATCATAATCCTTACGATAGACTGAAGACTCAAATAGACCATCACCCTCAACCACAACACGTTTAATGAGTGTCTTGTTAAGTGGTGTTCTGGTTCCTATCAGCTGCGGGTAGAAGTCAGGTAATAGGATTGCAGATTTATAAGGCAGTTCCACAAAGAACAAATTTGAATCATAAGTCTCGTCGTAACGATTGGTCTCACCTTTATCATCTAAGAAGAGAGTGTGGTAGTTATAGTTACCACCTTCTTTTGTCCAGATACCTAGTTGATTACCTAGACTGACCCATTCAACAGATGTTGGAGAAGCCCCCTCGAACAGTTCCCATTTACTCCAAGCTGATTGGATACGATTAGAACCATCATCTTTATAGTTGTAAGCGTAGGCTGTACCTGAGTTTGTACAACAAAGCACAAGACCAATAACACCATCTGCAATGAGGGATGTGACTGGTTTGTCAATGTATGTAGGTGTAGCGATATTAAGGTCCACACCTTTAACACTCAAGTTGTCAGCTTTGAGATACTCACGTAGTTGTTGTCTATTGTTGCTCACCGAGATAAAGTAGAGTGAGTCGTTCATTACAACAGGTTCTACGTCTGTCTTCATTGGGTAGTTCGTAACATTCTCAATCGACACGGTAGAAGGCGAGAAAGCACCATCGTGGGTGACTTCGTATTGTGCATACTTAGTGAAGATATAGAGAGAGTTGTTGAAAGGTTTAGCAAAGTAAATACTAGATGCTTGGTTTGTAGAGATTGTCAGATCAACGACATCAGTTGGGATTGTATCCACAGCTGTAGTCACATAGAAGTTTGTGTAATTAGCTGCCTCAGTCATTGTGATTGAGTCATCTGATGTAATACCCAGTCGGTTCTTGTAGAAGAACATATCGGTGATCTTACGGCCCACAAAGGAAGGGTCTGAGTTATTCTCTTCGTTGCCTACACGAGGTAGTGTCCAATCAATCTGATCTATGAGGAAAGTAGCAATACCATTAGAGAGTGAAATACGGTCCATCCTCAGAGGCATACCTGATAGCCTACCACGGTCTGCTACGGGATCGATACATTCTTCCCAAGCGGAGCCTGACCATTTCACAAAGTAATCTGTAAACCTATTACCTTCAGAGCCAACAATCCTAACATAGACATTCGTAAAGGGCATATCCGCAGGGAGGTCAGTGATCCTGTTCACACTGCCTTTCCATCCTTCAGAGGCTTGGTTACCCCAAGAGTCCCAGCTGGAGAATTGGAAGTCGCCGCCATCTGCTTTGGTGATCTTTAGGATCGAACCGATAACTGTGCAGTTCCAAGTTGCGTTAGCATTGATCTTAGCCGCTAGTAATTCAGCAGCTACGTCAGAGTCCTCAGCGCCTGTGGGTGGGTTTGTAGAGCTTGAGCCTCCTACTTCTGGTTTCACAGGGTCTACCTGAAAGGTAGTACTATTGAGATACACAGCGTAGTTGAAGGGGTTAAAGCGGTCACCAGAACCTCGTTTAATCCAATAATAAGCTACTTTTTCGTAGTTAGCATCTAAAGGAGCAGTCTGGTTCTTGTCTAGAAACACAGTCTGATTACGTGAGTATAACCAAGTTCTATCTTGAACTGTAAGACCTCGCAGGTTGCCTTTAGTAAGATAAGCTTTACATGAGGCTCCTGAGATACCATCGTAGGTTACATTCATCTCCGTTCCATCTTTATTATAAATACGGAGAGGATCAGAAGCGTTCTTAGTTGCCATGAGGTAATACTCTTCTTCATCTTCACCACGATCATACGAATGGAAGATTTTAGACTGAGCAATGTTTGGGTTGTTAGTAGATGTAAGTGACCCCACAAGCTTTGCAGGGGGCCGCTTCTTAATACCTCTAACGACATCAGGGATACAGTTGACCATCTCCCGACATTGATTGTCGAGAGCTAGTTCTGGGTTTTGTTGAGAAACACCGTTAAAGAAGGCACTATAGATTTTATTGATCTTACTCATCTGTTACCCCCTTAGGTTACTGCGGTAGGATTAGTGCCTCTAGAAATGAGACGGTTACCTCTAACCAAATTAAATTTCTTCTGTTTGAGGTGCTCACGTTCTACTTTGACACGAGCCATATTGATTTTCTGTTCCAACTCTGCTTGTGTGGACTCATCACCATTCAAGTAAGTGTGGAGGTAGCGTGATGCTGTGAGGATCACATAAGTTCTAAATACATCTGGGAGGTTGTCGAAGGTGATGTTAAGCCTCACAGTCATCTCTTTAGGGTTTGTAAAGATAGGGCTGTAAGTATTACGGTCGTAGAGTAGGCCACCTTCTTGGAAGACATCTGGGTCTTCAAAGCCGACTACGTTATTTGGTAGGAGTAGATATCCTTGTGAGTCTGGTACGAGCTTAATATCGAAAGTATTAAACCACCATTTCTCTTCTTGTTCTTCTCGTAATGTTTCCGCAAGGACAGTCCGTGCGTATACAGCTTCATGTCCCTCAGGGAGTTGGTCAATAGTAACGGTAGAGGGAATAGGGAGTTCGCCAATGTACCGCAGCATGCGATTAATGGCATCAATCTCTGTGATCATAATAAATGTCCTTGTTTTGTTTCTTATAATGCCAATAGCCTTAGGAGAAGACCCCCCCGTAAGGGAGGCCTTCAAGAAGACTACTAACGATTAAGTAGTAGATGTGATTGCACATGCGCCAGCTGGTTTCAGGACGCCCATACCGTATGAGTAGTATGTGGTCATGAGTGTGGCGAGTTGCTCTGGGATGTAGTTAACTTCTGAAGTTACGTCCATCAGTTTCGCAACAGCAACTGCTTCTGCGGAGAAGATAAGACCTTTAAGCAACTTTGTAGAAGTCATAGCTGTACCTGTGCCAATGTGATTGGACTTGTAGATACGGATGCCAGCAACTTCCATGACTGTACCTTTGTTGATACCGCCGTTGTCACCTGAAGTGATGTCTTTGTTTACCGCTGAAGATTGTGCGAGGTAGCTATAGTGGAGCGGATCAACAACAAGAACCTTGTCGCCTGATACGTCTTTAGCTTCCATAGCCGCAACAGCCGCGAATACGGCTTCAATCATTGCTTCGCCTTTTGCTTTTGCGTCTGCACCAGCACCGATTGCGTCATTGTTGACTTCAGTACCGTCTGCTTGTACCGCTGCGCCACCGATTGTACCCGATGTTTCAGCTGCCAAGCGGAGTGCGTTAGCTACAGCTTTGTCAATCTTAGTCGCCAGTGCTTCACCAGCCTGCTTAGCAAGCTCACCGCGTGTTTCGAAGTGAAGAACTTTCTCTTCAAACTTGTCAACTGCCAGTGCGAAGTACTCGAGAGCATCAATGTTAATGATACGCTCTTTGACTGGGATGGTGCTCATTGTGAGGTCAGTTCCTGGAACGTGCGTGTTTGTCGCAGTATCAGAACCTTGGCCGATCACTGGGATCGAAACTGAGCTACCTGAGTCGATTGATTTTGTGGTAACGAGGTCGAGGAATACGTTCTTACGTTCAAATGCTGTAAGCACTGAGCCGTAATAGATTTCCATTGCGTTGTCCATATCCGTAGGGACGCCGCGTGAGCCTGAGTTGTTACCGATGTTGTTTACTGTAAGTGCCATTGTAGTTATTCCTTATGGTGTGATTTATAAAAGTAAATCTCTATCGCTGTTTGTTATTTTGTTACTGTAAGTTATCCGCCACTAACCCCCGCAAGGGTCTGTATTGGGCTTAGAGTCTACGCAATAAACACACAACATAAGAGTGAGTTGTTCCTTAGTTGATTGAATAACCCCCAAGGAGAAGGAGACAGAACTCCAAGGGGGCTAACCTTTACAAGATACCTTTACGACGAGCGGCCAGATAGCGCTGATCCACCATCTTGGTGAACTTCTGGTCCTTGCCATAAAGACGACTTGTGCTGTCACGCTGCCATTCGTTTTTATTCGCGTATGGCTGGAGGCCGCCTGCGGGGCTATCACCCTCTAGACGTCTCGCTTCGCGTGGTGCAGTCTGCCCTCGCTTAAGGTTCATGTATTCCAACGAACGCATTATACGTGGTTGGTCCATCGACGCCACAGCATCATTATATTCTGTGATGGTTGCTTCGTCCATGTTGGTTGATACCCATTGGATAAGGTCTGTGTAGGACTCTTCACCACCCACAGAGCTATAGATACTATTACGAACTGAGTCAGCGTATGCTTGCTGGCCCTGAATGTAGGCATCGACCTGTGTGCGAGTAAAGCCTTGCTTTTCCAAATCGGCATATGACTTGTCAGAAAGAGAACCGTTTTCGGCTACTTCCTGCTCGTATTTTGCAGCTGAGAATGTGTTAGTTGTGTCAGCATCCGCTTCTTCAACAGTTTCTTCTTTAGCTTCGGGAGCTTCCTCAGTCTCTTGAGGTTGTCCCATTTTCTTTTGAAGTTCTTCATAGGCTTTGAGCAAATCCTCTTGGGACTTGAACTTACCAGCAATGAGTTCTTCCTGCTTTGTACCGTCTTCGTTGTAACCCTCAGGGACGCCAGCTGCTTTTTCTTCAGCTGTCTTCTGGGATTCACGGTAACGCTCAATAGCAGCCTGTTCCTCAGGTGTATTCTGAGGAGCCTCAGAGACCCCCGTAGGGGCCTCATTGACTGCTTCGTTTACTTGATCATGCTCAGACATATTAGTCCTCCGCTTTAACAGCTTTTACTGGAGCCTTCTTCTTGAAAGCCTCAGGTGTGATGTCGATAATGTTCTTAGCAGTATCTTCAGCTGAGCCGATATCCCGAAGGATGTAATCGCTGTCTGTGATCGTGTTTGAGTTTTTAGATTTCAAAGCATTCTGCTTGATCTCATAGTGTGATTTCTGAGCCATATGGTGTCTCCTTTATAGCTATTTTGAAAGTTGTGCTTGTGCAGCGCCAGCGAGGGCTTTAGCGCCTTCCTGTTCCATCTGCATTTGCTGTTGTTGTTGCATCGCTTGTTGTTGTTGCTGTTGTTCCTGTGCCAACTGCTCATCTGTCTTGATAAGGCCTGTAGCATCCATTGAGAGGGCGTTAGCCAGCTTCTCAATATACACACCAACATTCATACGTGCGAGGATTTGGTCAGCAGCCCCAGTCTCCTGAAGCAAAGCGTTGAACTGTCGTAGACGGTCAAGTTCCGCTGTGCGGCCTAGAGCTTCTACACCTGTTACTACAACTACATCGACCCCTAGTTGCTCAAGAGGAGCCTTAGACTGCTTGAGTAGAAGGCTGGCAAGTGGTCGTTGTAGTTCCAGCGCGAGGAGCGAATACACACCACCAAGTGACTGCTCGAGGTCTGCGGCCATGAAACGAATTTCAGTAGCTGTAGTACGCTCAGAGTCACGGGCAGCTGATGAAGCCACGAGGAACGCCGCTTCGAGACGGCGTGTGAGGTCTTGGACCATATTCATAGGAACAGAGAGGTCTGAACCTTTGTCTACCCGTAGAGTTGTGATATCGTTCTCAAGGTCACCGAGGATACACACACCATTTTCAGCGTTGTTAATATCGTCGATGTCGAGAACAGCACCCGCGCGTTTACCGAAGAGAACACGGCTCATGACCGAGGACGCTTCGAGTAACAGTTGATACAAAGCTTCGAGACTACGGAAGTCACCGAGGTATTGTTCCACCAAACCACGACCATAGCTTTCACCATTGATCGAAGTCCAACGTAGTGGGATGTAAGGGAAGTCACCGTCTTTCTTGAAAGTCTCGTCTGAGCCTTCAACAAGGAAACCTTCTACCTCTTGGAATGTGTACCATGTACCTTCCTTGAGAATAGCACGGCTAAAGATTGTAACCTTTTCTGCCTCACGTAAGTCTGGATCGCTCATAACTTGATCACGAACGTCATCTGGGAGCGCCTCTTTGGAGACAGCCTCCTTTGTAATAATTTCTATCGGGTTACCTGAGAAGTCACGACTGACGACATAATCTGCCATCTTGTAACTCTTCACCCCACCTTCGGTCTTGTACAGCAATGC